GACGGACGTGTGGGTACAGCATTGATACAAGAATACAGATTCAACCAGTATTGCGAACGTTTGCAGAAGCTGATTTGTCAAAAGCTAGATGACGAATTCAAAATGTTCATGCGCTGGAGAGGCTTCAACATTGATTCGGGATTGTTCAACATCACATTCTGCGAACCACAGAATTTTGCCAGCTATCGTCAAGCTGAACTAGACACCAGCCGTATTCAAAGCTTCACACAGTTGGAAGCATTGCCCTACATGAGCAAGCGTTTTTTGATGAATCGCTACCTAGGATTGAGTGAAGAAGAGATTGTGGAAAACGAAAAAATGTGGCGCGAAGAACGGGACCAACCCGAATTGCAAACCACACAAGGACAGGATCTACGATCAATTGGTATTACTCCAGCTGGATTGGAAACTGATATTGCCACTGGTCAAGAGCTTGCTGGTGCTGAACTTGGTGCCGAAACAGGCGCACCGCAAGGTGAACCCTTGGGTACAGTGGTTGCTCCACCGGCAGGCGCACCACCCGGAGCTCCCCCAATCCCTACAATCTAATATAAATACCATATGATTCTCAACGAGCTATATCAACGCCAACCCGAGTCCTACCAAGATGTTGCTCAAGACAACAGTCAACCTACCCTGGGTAGTTTGCGTAAAACTCGACTGACTTTGAGACAAATTCGTAAACTAAGACAAATGTCAGACGTCAGATCGTTTGAATACAAAGAAAAATTAAAGCTGATTCGTCAGCAATATGCACCACCTGCAATGCCTCCTGCATTGTAGAGAAATTTTAACAAAACCGTCAAATATGGCGGTTTTTTCCTATCAAAACTACCGTTATTATTCATTATATGTAAATATATCTAAGAGCCATTTACATTGGAGGGACTCATGAATAAATTTGAACAATTAATTGAATACGTTATCAATGATGACGAATCAAAAGCCCGTGATTTATTTCACGACATCGTGGTAGAGAAATCACGTGAAATCTATGAAAGCCTCATGGATGAAGAGACAGATGCTGAGCGCGACGACCATGCTGAAAAAGCTGGTAAAAAAGTTGCCAAAGACATTGAATATGACGAAATGCACGAAGATACAACCATCGGCGGCGATGCCAGTGATGATTTGATTGCTGATGTTGAAACCGAAGAACAAGGCATTTCCATGGAAGATGAAGAAATTGAAATGGATGCCGAAGAAGAAATGGTTGACGGCGATGACATGGGCGACATGCAAGACGAAGCTGACATTGAAGATCGTGTGGTTGATCTAGAAGACAAGTTAGACGAATTAATGGCTGAATTTGAAGCCATGATGGGCAACGACGGTTTTGACAACGACGGCGAAGATGGCGATGCAGGCATTGACGGCGACGTAGAAGGTGATGCTTTAGAAATGGACGACACAGAAGAATTTGCTCCAGAAGGCCAAATGGGCTTTATGGAAAACGTTGATCTCAAAGCAGCTCCAAAGCCAGTTACTTCAGAAGACAGCGGCACAAACACCAAAAGCACAGTAGCAGCCAATGCTGGTGCCAGAGGCGCAATTGCCAAGCCAGTGTCAACAACAGGTGCTGAAGCCAAAGGTCGTCCAGCTCCAACAGCCAAGGACATGGGTGGTACAACTAGCCCAAAACAAGTCCCAGCTACCAAGCCAGTGACAGCACAAGCCACAGGTGTTAATACACGTACACCATTTCCTAAGGCCTAACTAGAGATATGGCTCGATATCTACAAGAACATCTAAGCTTCACTCAAGCACGTGCCGAGGTACTGCTTGAGGAAGCCCAGGATGGCTCAGGTACAAAAACCATGAAGTTAAAGGGTATTTGTATTGAGGGCGGCGTAAAAAACGCCAACGAGCGAGTATATCCAGTACACGAAATAGCCAAGGCAGTGGACACAGTCAACGAACAAATTAAAACAGGTCATTCAGTCTTGGGCGAAGTTGATCACCCAGATGATTTAAAAATTAATTTGGATCGTGTGAGTCACATGATTGAAAAAATGTGGATGGACGGTCCTGCAGGATACGGTACATTAAAGATATTACCAACACCCATGGGCGAACTAGTGAAAACTATGTTGCAAAGTGGTGTTAAATTAGGTGTTAGTAGTCGTGGATCAGGAAATGTCGACGACCATAACGGACATGTCAGTGACTTTGAAATTGTCACTGTTGATGTGGTTGCTCAACCAAGTGCTCCAAATGCTTATCCCACAGCAATTTATGAAGGCCTGCTCAACATGCGTGGCGGACAAAGATTGTTGGATATGTACAAGGATCCAGCGTCGAGCAACAAAGCACAGAGATATTTGAAACAGGAAGTAATGCGCCTGATCAAAGATCTCAAAATCTAAGGAGAAATAAGCATGTTAGATGCTATTAAACCATTATTAGATAGCGATTTGATCAACGAGGAAGCCAAGCAAGAGATTTCAGAAGCATGGGAATCAAAGCTAAACGAAGCTCGTGAACAGGTACGTGCAGAACTCCGTGAAGAGTTTGCACAACGCTATGAGCATGACAAATCAGTAATGGTGGAAGCCTTGGATCGTATGGTAACAGAAGGTCTGACCGTAGAATTAGAAGCAGTTGCTGCTGAAAAGCAAGCACTTGCCGAAGATCGCGTTCGATTCCAACACAAGATGAGTGAATCAGCCACGAAGTTCAACAACTTCATGGTCACAAAACTTGCTGAAGAAATTGGCGAACTGCGCAAAGATCGCAAAGCACACAATGAAGGTCTAGAAAAACTAGAAGGCTTTATTGTACACGCTTTGGCACGTGAAATTCAAGAATTTGCACAAGACAAACAAGACGTCGTTGAGACCAAGGTTCGTTTGGTGCGTGAAGCTCGTGCGCAATTGGAAGGTCTAAAGAGTCGATTTGTAAAAGAATCTGCTTCTAAGATGAGCCAAGCTGTTAGCAAACATCTCAAAGCTGAACTTTCTCAATTGCAAGAAGACATCAAAGCTGCTCGCGAGAACAACTTTGGTCGTCGTATTTTTGAAGCATACGCAGCAGAATTTGGTGCAACTCATTTGAATGAGAACGCAGAAGTTCGTAAATTGCATGACGTAATTGCTCACAAAAATAGTCAATTGGGTGAAGCCATCAAACTTTCACAAAAAGCAAAAGTTTTAGTTGAAAGTAAAGAACGTGAAATACGTGTAATCAAAGAAACCAATGAGCGTCAAAGCACAATGGACGATTTGCTTGCTCCTCTAAACCGAGAAAAGCAAGATGTTATGCGTAATTTACTCGAAAGCGTTCAGACATCACGTCTGACAAATGCTTTTGAAAAGTATCTACCAGCTGTTTTGGAAGACCGTTCAGTGAGAGCCTCAAAAGTACTTACTGAATCAGTTGCCGAAGTCACTGGCGATAAATCTGTGCGAGTGGTTGAAGAACAAGATAACGGCAACGTTATTGATCTCAAACGCTTGGCAGGATTATAATTTTAGAAATAAAAAAAAGGAGACTTAAATGTCACAAGAACTATTAGAAGGTCGCTGGTCAGAAACTAAAGACGCCTTGATGGAAGGTCTTTCAGGTTCAAAGCGCAACAGTATGAACGTTATTCTTGAGAATACACGTAAGTATTTGAAAGAGAACGCAAGTGCTGGTTCAACATCATCTGGCAACATCGCTACATTAAACCGTGTGATTCTTCCAGTTATCCGTCGTGTAATGCCGACTGTTATTGCCAACGAATTGGTTGGTGTTCAGCCAATGACTGGCCCAGTGGGTCAGATCCATACATTGCGTGTACGTTATGCACAAAGTTTGACAGACACATCTGCTGCTGCAACATCAGTAACAGCTGGTCAAGAAGCTTTGAGTCCATTCACAATTGCTACAGCTTACTCAACAGTGCCACAAACCACTACAAGTACAGCTAATTACACTGGTGGTAACACAGCAACAATGGAAGGCACAGGCGGTAAGCAAATTTCAGTACAAATCTTGAAACAAGCTGTTGAAGCCAAGACACGTAAGTTGCAAGCTCGTTGGACATTTGAGTCAGCTCAAGATGCACAAGCTATGCACGGTATCGACGTTGAAGCAGAAATCATGGCTGCTCTTGCACAAGAGATCACAGCTGAGATTGATCAAGAGATTCTTTTGAGCTTACGTACTTTGGCCACAACTGAGTTTACATACAACCAAGCTACTGTATCAGGTACAGCCACATTCGTTGGTGACGAACATGCCGCATTGGCAGTTTTGATCAACCGTGTTGCTAACTTGATTGCTCAGCGTACACGTCGTGGCGCTGGTAACTGGGCAGTTGTAAGTTCAGCTTCATTGACAGTATTGCAATCAGCAACTACTTCAGCATTTGCTCGCACAACAGAAGGCACATTTGAAGCACCTACAAACACCAAGTTTGTTGGTACATTGAACGGTGCAATGCGTGTGTTTGTTGACTCTTACGCTAGTGACACAACACCTGTGTTGGTTGGCTACAAGGGTTCATCAGAAGCTGACGCAGCTGCGTTCTATTGCCCATACATTCCGTTGATGAGTTCTGGTGTTGTGTTGGATCCAACAACATTCGAACCAGTAGTTTCGTTTATGACGAGATATGGCTACGTCGAATTGACAAATACTGCATCTTCTTTCGGAAATGCAGCAGACTACTTAGGTGAAATCGCAGTACAGAACCTTAGTTTTAGTTAATCTACGCAGTTTATTTGTTTTAAACTTCTCAGGGATGGGAAAACAAGGAAGGCACAGAAATGTGCCTTTTTTGTTGAGTAAAAGTATTATGTAGAACTTACTAACATAAATAAAGTTATGAACAAATACGAAAAATGGTATGCATCCATAACTGAAAATGCAAAGCAAAGAGTTACAACTGATTACACTGAACGTCATCATATTATTCCCCGTAGTCTAGGTGGAGCAGACACAATGGATAATCTAGTAGATCTTACTGCAAGAGAGCATTTTATATGTCACTGGTTGCTTACTAAAATATACACCGGAGATGCAAGATATAAGATGATTAATGCACTATATCTGATGCAAGGAAAAAATCAATATCAACACAGATATATTAATAGTAGGGTATATGAGACTCTTCGTAAAGAATATGCAGAATATATTTCTAAAATGAATACAGGAAGAGTTCAACCAGCAGACGAAAAGGCTCGCCAGATAGAAGCAATTACTGGACGCAGAAGAGATCCGTTTACTGCGGATTGGAAACTGAATCTATCAAAAAATCACAAAAGTAAAAAACCTAACTTTGATGGAACAATCAGCGAAGAAACCCGCCGTAAGATTGGGGACAAAATTCGTGGCCGAAAACAAACGGATGAAGAAAAGTTAGTGAGAAGTTTGGCCAACAAAGGAAAAACAAGAGAAAAGTTACTGTGCCCACACTGTACCCAACTGATATCAGTAAACACTTACCCACGTTGGCACGGTGACCGTTGCAAACACAAACCTATAGTGTAACCGATAAATATTGCTATGATTGCCAGCATCCAATTTTCAAACTTTGTGCCAGAGCTCCCGCCACCCGCGCCTACGGGCAATCCTGTAGGATATCACACAGTTCCGACCGCAACGCCAGTGCCTGTGTATCTATCAGCAGTGTTGATCACGGTGTAAACACCGACCCGCGATAAATACTAGATCATAAACGGGTTATCAAGATGGCACTACCAATAAACATAAGCATTGGTGCAGGATGGTCAATAGGACCAGGATGGACTTTGGGTGGCCCTGGACCACCAGTGGACTTGTACACACCCCTGGCTGGCAGCCTCAGTTTTAACGGAAGCAGTCAATATCTCTCAATGTCACCGGGCATGACTCTGGCCGCAGGTGCATTTACCATAGAAGGTTGGTACTACAATACCGGTAATCAGACCAACCGACCCATACTGGCCACTGATCAGAGTTTGGGCATGAGCGCCCACCTCAGCGATAATGCCACTGTAGTCTTGGACAGATACGGCGGCGGTTATGCACCATCTCATAGTGATAAATCGCAATGCCAGTTTGCTAGAAACCATGTGGGTAGGCACGTTTGTTGACAACTTTTCAACAGTGACCTGTGCTCGAGCAACAGGTGCCTCAGGCGGCGGCAGTCCCACAGGCGGTACACAAACCGACAGTCAGACCTGGGGCAACAGCAACTGGGTAGGCAGATTCTACGGTGGTTACTGGCCTGGCAACATCACAAATCTTAGAGTCACCATTGGTTCAGCTGTGTACGACAGCAACAGTGTCACAATTACAGCACCGGTAGCACCGTTGACAGCAGGCGGAGACACTGAATACTTGATGTTGGGCGCAGTAGTGACCACAGACACATCAGGCACACAAACTGTAACCAACAATGGCACAGTTGCGCAAACTGCAACAAAACCGTTTTAACTGATCAAAAATCAACACATTCGGTAAATACTTGTCAACGCAATTCGGCGTTTTATGCAGGCTTCGAACCCCTGCGTACCGGCTAGAACCCGGATCGGACTTCTTTAAGGAGAAAACAAAATGGGTCGTCCTCTAAAAATTAACAAAGCAGCTCAAACCGGTTCAACAACATTGACCGGTGGTATTGACATTGGTTTCAATGCATTGGCTGGGCTAACAGCTCCAGTATTGCCATCGCCAGTGTTTGACACTGACACAGAATATCTTGGTGTTGTTGGTGGTTCAAACACAGTGGACACTGCCACATATCCCACAGTCAAAGTACGTGTGTTTATCACTGGCTTTGCCGAAGAAGATGGTTATATCATCCGTCAAAAAGGCTCACACAAGTATCTAGTGGGTGGTACAACAGCACGTACAGCGTTGATCGCAGGCGCAGCGTATCGTGTGACTGTGGTTGGTGACACAGATTGGGTTGCTTATGGCGCCGGATCTGATGTAGCAGTGGGTGATGTGTTTACTGCCACAGCAGCGCTGGCCAACACAGGCTCAGGTCGTGTGAACGCAGTGGGACAATGCGTGCTAGGCAGTGATTTGAGTCCAACAGCCGGCAACATGAGTATCAGTTACTTCAGCAATGACTCAACAGAAACTGCAATCAGCAAGTTGACCAACAAGTTCTTGCAGAACTTTGCGGGTGGTGCTGTGGGTGGCAACGCAGACACAGGTGATGTATGGTCCGCTGCTGCCGCAGTTGACAACGTGGCATTTGCAGCCAACTTCTTCAGTGATGAAGGCACAACTGCTAAATCAGGTGCTGAAATTGACACATGGGGCGACAACGGTTCAGAGCAATTGGCCACTGGTGCATTGGATCTAGCAATTGTAGAAAACTACAACAGCTAATTTTGACCAACCAAACTGTCCCCACAATAAGTACTGTGGGGATTTTTTATGACCACGGCATTTATACTAGGCAACGGTGTGAGTAGACAGTCAGTCGCGTTAGAACTGTTACGGCCACTTGGAAAAATTTATGGCTGTAATGCTTTGTACAGAGATTTTGTACCAGATGTATTGGTTGCCACAGATCGTCCTATCTCTGCTGAAATACAAAACTCAGGTTATCCTGCAAACAACAAATTTTATACACGCAAACCCGTTGAAGGTCAAGGTGCACTAAAAGTTCCACACGAATATTACGGCTACAGTTCCGGTCCACTGGCCACAGGCATAGCAGCCATAGATCAACATCGATTGATCTACATGATTGGGTTTGACATGGGTCCCATAAACAGCAAGTTTAACAATGTTTACGCAGACACTGATTTTTACAGAAAATCTGATGCAACACCAGTGTTCACTGGCAACTGGACCAAACAGATCCGTAAAATTTGTGAGGATTTTCCCAAAACTCAATTTGTTAGAGTACAAGGCAAAACCACAGCTGATATAGCAGAGTTTGCTACCATTAAAAACCTACAGCATTTG